TTTACTCCCTTTACTCCCTTTTACCAGGCAACCATCATGCCCATTCCGAGATACCAACCAACCGCCGTCCTTCATATCAACAACAAGGACAGGACTGGATTTTTCGAACCGTTCTTGCTCGAAGCTACCTTCGTCCACCACTTGAAAGGGAAGGCCGACGCCGTAGAGATCCGCCTTGAAGACACCGCTGGCAGGTGGCTCGATGAGTGGTATCCGGTCGCCGGTGCCAACCTCCAACTCTGGCTTGGATACGAGGGTGGCGCGCTTCTTGATTCCCTTGTCTGCCAGGTGGACGAGATCGAAATTCAGGGAGCGCCCTCCGTGGTCACAGTGCGGGCTCAAAGCACCCCATACACAAAAGGGATGCGCACACCCAAGAGCAAGGGATTCGAAGGAGCCAGCCTCCGGGCAATCGCCCAAACCGTCGCCAGCACCTACGGCCTAACCCTCGTCGGTGACGTGCCAGACATCACTTGGCAGAGAGCGACCCAATACCGAGAAACGGACCTTGGGTTCCTCTGCCGACTGGGGGAAGAGAACGGCCTGGTATTCACCGTAAAGGGGGACAGTCTTGTCTTCTACGACCTGGAGACGCTCCAGGACAGGGACATCGTGAAGATAATCACCGTGAAGGATCTCACCTCATACCATTTCCGCGAGACCATGCCTAAAGGTCAGGTCGTCGCCTCCTACATGGATCCGGATACGAAGCAGCTCAATTCCGCGGCCAAGGCCACCGGCTTTCCTTCCAAGGACCAGGTGAAGGTGAGGCGCCGGACAGAAAATGGCACCCAAGCGCAACGCTTCGCCCATGCTGCCCTGCGCCGTCAGAAGGATTGGCACCGGGGAGCAACCCTCAACCTCCCCGGAGATCCTTCCCTTCTGGCCGGAGCCAACATCGAATTGACGGGGTTCGGGGTCATGGACGGCCTGTGGCTCATCGAGTCGGCGCGGCACAGCCTCAGCCGAGAGGCGGGATATACGACCGAGCTGGAGGCCACGCTTTACACGGAATGACCCCTTCCCTGCCGCATTTTCCAGCCATTCGAGCCGACATGACCACGCCTAAATCAAGAAAAACCAGCAATTCCGATGAGATCGTCAAGACACCCCCTCCCCCCCTGTCCGGCAAAGGCCGGCGGCCAAGCCTGCGAAACCAAGCCGACGCCCGCCGCTACCTGGCCCGTGTCATCGGCGACCTGGAGGCCGATCGGATCCCCGAGGGACGGGCCAGGGTTCTCATCTACGGGATTCAGACCCTATCAACCATTCTTGATCGGCACGAGCTGGAAGAAGAGCTGGAGGCCACGAAGAAGGCCCTCGCCGCCGCCGGTTACGAGGTGAAGCCGTGAGCCGCCGCACCTGGAGGCGGGCCGTAGCTGGTATGCGGGGCCAGGTGGCCGCCATGGAAGCCCGAAGCAATGGCCAGGTTCCACTGGTGGCCGGAGCCTTTCTTTGGGCACCTTCCGACGCAATCCACCATGCCCTCAACGCGCTGGACAGTGACCAAGCCGAATGGGCGGAAGCCATCATTGCGCTCTTGGGCGGGCGGGGACTGGGCCTCGCTCCACTTCTGCACCGCTTCTTTGGAATGGGCCTCGAGCCTTGCTACACCTGGAGCGAGCGGAAGTGGTTGGAGCGCACCTTCGGCCCGAAGGCTCCCGATCCCGCCACCATCTTCCGCTCCGAGCTGCGCCGCCGTCCAAATTGGATCAAGGAACACCGGGGAGAACTTCGGGCATGGCTACCCGTGGTCAAGGCCATCGCCCAGGTGAACGAGGCTCGCATCGGCTGATGCCCGGCCGGCGCCGCACCTTTGAACGAATGCGGGACTGGTGCGCCCGCCTGGAGAAAAGACCATGACCCTCGATCCAATCCGCCTCATTACCCCAGGCTGCTACGCCTCCACCGACGGGAATCCGATCAACTTCACCGCCGATGACCTCCTGGACATGGCCGCGGCCTACGATCCTGGCCTTTTTCACTCGCCCATTGTGGCGAACCAGCCCCGACATGATGACCCCGCATACGGATGGATTGAGCGTCTGGAATTCACGGCCGGGGCCCTCTACGCCCATGCCGAGCAGGTAGAACCCACGTTTGGGGCCTCCGTCGCCTCTGGGGCCTACATCAAGAAGGCCGTGAGCTTTTTCCCCCCGGACTATCACATCAACCCCACCCCTGGCCGCGCATATCTTCGGCACCTGGCCTTCAAGGGGATCAAGGCCCCGGCGGTGCCGGGCCTCCGCCCTGCGAACTTCGCCGCGGCTCCGGGGCTGGTCTTCGACCTGGAGCCGGCCCGGGTAGACTTCGCCATCCCCACGGACTCCACTCCATCGGCCGCTGGTCTGGCGGAGCTCATGGCTGCCAAGACCTACGCAGAGCGCCACGCCTTGAGCCTAGTGGATGCCATCAAGCACATGGGCGATGAGCAGATGGAGGCCATGGACGAAATTCGCACCTATGCCCGAGAGCATGGCCTTTCGATCGCTGAGGCTTTCATTCTGAAAGGGAACATATGAACCGCGCCACTCCGCCACCCGTCTTCGCTGAAACGGCAAACGGACCTGTTGACCTGGCCGAGGCTCGCCGCCTCATCGCCTCTTTTGGGTGCGACCTGGCTGGGGCCGTCGATGAGCTTGAGGCTCGTCAAGTCGAAGCGTGGCCACCCGTGAAGTGATTTTTGGGCTAGTACGCCTTATCGTGGTCGGCGACCCACAAGATTTCAATAACCGGCCCCGGATGCAGGAGGCAAACCACCCTCCAGTTCCGATTGAGCCGGTAACTGTATAGGGCCTTCTTGGTTCCAGGGAGAAACCGGCCTTCCAGTTTTTCCCAACGAAATCCGCCCCTCGACAGTTCCTCCAGGCTCTTCATGGCATGAATCTTTTCCAAGGAGCCGTAGAACAGTGCTTTTACGTCTTGATCGCTATTGGCCAGATCCTTCAGGATGCTGGTCCCGGGCATCCGACAGCCTGGTGCTCAGTCATAGATCAGCCTTGACCAGAACTGCCCGTGCTTGGCTTGCCATCCCTCCCAGGACCAGGGCCAGGCCGTGCGCCGCCTCTGGCGGGATCGCCTCGCCCGTGGCGCCCAAGAGATGCGCTAGGCCGTCAACTTTTGCCGTCAACTCGATCATTGCGTCCTTGATGTCATGCATTTGACCCAACCCTCACATGAGTTTTTAGATTATCAGGTAATGGGATGAATGGGAGCATTACTCCCTTTACTCCATTTTGAGACTGTGTATGCTTGAGTGAAGCATTATTCAACCGTTCGCTTGAATCATGCCGACCACTTGGAGCCACCTCATGAGCCCTCGCAAACCCACCCCATCGCCCGCCGTCGTCGTCGCCTACCTCCGGGTGTCCACTGATGAGCAGACCTTGGGCATGGAGGCCCAGCGGAGCGCCATCACCGCTTGGGCCGTCCGGGAACGCGTCACCATCGCCGCCTGGTGCGAAGACCTGGGGGTGTCCGGTGGAGCCGAGCTAGAGAACCGCCCTGGACTAGTGGAGGCTCTCCGCTTGGTGCCGGAGCTTCGGGCGGGCCGCCTGGTGTCCCACAAGGCCGACCGGATCGCCCGTGATGTTTACGTTGCTGAGTTGGTCAAGCGCAAGCTACGGGCCGCTGGAGCCGCTCTGGCCCTGGTGGAAGGGATCAGCGGTGATGATCCCTTCTCCACCATGGCCGCTACCGTCATGGCCGCCGCTGCCGAGTTGGAACGGGCCCTCATCAAGGCCAGGACCAAGGCCGCCCTGGCGGAAAAGAAAGCCCGGGGCCAACGGGTGAGCCGTCACCTTCCCTTCGGATTCCAGCTCGCCGCCGATGGGATCCACCTGGAGCCTCATCCGGCCGAACAAGCCACCCTCGCCCGGATCGGCGAGCTTCGCCATGCCGGACTGGGGGGCCTTCGGATCGCTGCAGCCCTCACGGCCGAGGGGCACAAGCCTAGGGGGGCCGCCTGGTATCCTGCAACCGTCCAGCACATCGCTAGCACGTTCGATTTAGCCGTCTAGGGGCTGCCAATGACTCAACCGACATCAAGGCCGACGCCTGTGATAATTTTTTTGCTCGTGGCGGGCTGGATCATAACCCTCATCCTTGCCCATGAGTCGGGGTTCCGCTCAGGGGTGAAGGCCGAAAGTAAGAGCAGAGACGCGGCCCAAGTGGAGCAGAAAACCCAGGCTGAGATCCAGACAAGGGCCCTTGTGGATCTGGCCTACCCCCCAGATCGCCGCCCAGTGATGGTTATTTCCGTCCCGCCCGCCGCCGTGGCCGAGCAGGTAGAAAAGAGCAAGGCCGCGCCCGAGGTAGTGAGAGCCATCCTCTATGAGGAAGTGACGCGCGAGCACACGGAATTTTGCACCACCATGGGCACGAGCCTACGGGGAGCCACTTCTAAACAATTTTGGGAAGGGGCCGGGAAGGATGCTTCCGAAGAATATCTCCGGCGAATCGTAGCCCTTCGGGACTGGAAACCTAAAGAATCTTCAATGATGAAAGGGGCCCGCCCATGACTGGAACCAAGCCCGGCCCCGTGGTGGTCTTCGTGAACCTCAAGGGAGGAACGGGGAAGACCACACTATCCGTTCACGCCGCCGCCTTCCTTGAGGCCCGCCTAGTGGACCTAGACCCCCAGGGAGACGCCGCCGATTGGGCTAGCCGTTCCCGCCTGGTGGATTTTGTTCAAGCCCATGGTTGGGAAGATGCCCTCCGCCATGTTCAAGAAGGCCGGATTTTAGGCTCTGTGGTGGTGGATTGCCCCCCAGGTGAAGGGCCAGCCCTTCGGGCCGCTCTCTCCGTGGCCTCCGTCGCCGTGATCCCAGCCAAAGGCTCCATGCAAGACCTCCGAGCCGTGGGCCGGATGATGGAGCTTGTTGATGAGGCCCGCGCCCATGGCAACCCAACCTTAAAAGCAGCTTTGGTCTTGAACGAGGCTAGGTCTTCAACCTCCATGGCTGGTGTCGCCGAAGGAGCCTTGACCAAAGTGAAGGGCGCGACCTTCCTGGGTCATATCGGCCTCCGGCAAGCCTTTGTTGAAGCCTTCGCCTCTGGAAGCGTGGTCGCCTCCGGGGCCGCAATGGAGGACATGAAGGCCGTTTTCTCCGCCCTCTCCCGGCTCATGAAGAAGGGGAACGCATGACCATCAAGAAGAAGCCCGGCTCCGTGGCGGCCGCCGCATCCTGGATCACTCAAGGGCGGGCGGAACTCCAAGCCCAGACCCCAGCCCAAAGAGGCATTGAAGAAACCCCAGAGGCCCCCAAAGTGAAGCGCAAGGGCCCGGCCCAGCCAGCTCGGGAGCGATTCACCGCCAACCTGCCCCCGGACCTGATCGAGTGGGCCCGCCGCGCCGTGGTCTATACCCCCGGCCTGACCTTGGCTGCCCTGGCGGAGCGGGCCCTTTCCCGGGAACTGCGGGCGATGGAAAAAGACAGGGGTGAACCATTCCCTGAAACCATCACAAAACCCAGGCGGGGCCGCCCTGTCTCCACCTGGAAACAGCGTCTATCAGCCAAAAAGGCCGCGAAGACGACAAAGACGCAAAAAGGGTAAAAAGGGATAAAAGGGAGTATTACGATTGGCAATCAAACACAATCATCGGGTATTTTGCCCGATGATTGTGCTTGATGCTTGCTGCATCAAACTGGGCCAACCCCGGAAAAGCATTTGCAATGCTCCAAGTAGGCGACCAAGATGTAGGCATTCCTAGTGGGTGGCTGCAGCCACCCAGCAGGAAAACCGGTGAGGTGGGTTCCAGCCCTCCAAGCCGCAAGACAATCAGGGAAACTCGCGGCCGGTTCTCCAACCGGTGTCCCCAATGATGGGGCCGTGGCCTATGCCTATGCAAGTGGTTTCCCAAAATTTTTGAGGAAACACTATGGCCCATAAGGCATATCAGCCCGCCCAAGTGACCCGCCGCCCTGACCCATTCGTCAAGCGGTCAACCCTCCGTTATCTGACCATGGGCGAGACTCCCTCCGTCCGAGCCGTAGCCCTTCAGCTCCATTTCGGCATGGTTGCCGCCCTCAAGGATGGCGATGGCATGATTCACGCGACATGGAAGGAAATTGCCGACTGGGCCGGGGTGTCCTACGCCTCCGTCAAGCGAGCTTCTATCCGTCTCCGGGCCCTGGGATGGGTGCGCGAGCTACCCGGCGGCCGTATCGTTTTCGACTACTCCCGGAGTGTCCCCCAAAAGGCTCAAATTGAGCCTCGCCCTTATAAGGAAGTAGAAACCTTCCAGGAAGGATGTACTCATCCGGAGGACCAGGCCCCCCAGGTGGTCTCGGAGCAGCCCCCCTCCGGGGTGGATGGGCCTGAGCTTGAAGCAGGGAGGGATCAGGAATCGATCCATGAAACCCCCAAGCCCTCTGTCTTCGGCCAGGCCGTCGCGGTCCTGGTGGAGGCCGGAGCCGACCGCGCCGGAGCCGTGGCGGCCGTGAAAACCGCCCGGAAAGGTGGGTTCCTGGACTTGGGCACCATTCAGCGGATCGCCGCCGCCGTGGCCGCCCTGCCATCCAAGCCATACCGCGCCGGTGGCCTCCTCTGCGATGCCGTGAAACGTCCGGAGCTGGGGCGAAAGATCCTCCAAGACCAGGCCGCCGTGACCAGGCGCAAGGGATCCCTAATTGCCACCACGGCCGCCCTTGGTAGGCCCCAGGAGACGCCGAAGGCCAACTCCGCACCCTCTGCCCGGAAACGAACCGATGGAGCGCAGACTTGCAGCCTGAGTCCCGCTGAGACCATGCGCCGCACTCTGCGCGACTGGTTGACCATCGCCGACCTAGCAGAGCCCGAAGACCGCGCCTGGATCCTCCGTCAGGCCAAAGACCGTGGTTGGAGCTTGGCAGAGCTGCGCACCATGCCGGAGCTGCGAGGCCTGTAGGCGGGAGCCTGTCAGCTCCCGTCAGTCGTGGCGGTGCTGACAGGCTCGGCCAAACTGGTCTAACGTTTCGTCGAAATGGGTTCCATGGAAATCACCTCCCTTCCACTTAATGAGAAGGGAAGTCGAACGACGGTTTTCACTGACACACGCGCCAGGTCCACTTGAGCCGGGACGGCTGGGAATGGCCTGGCCGCATTTCTTCAGCCCTGCTAATAGAGCATTAAGTCGGGATTGGCCAGGCTCATTGGTGGAGATGACCACCATGGAGCCCGCGACCAACGCCACAACTCAGGACAATGCAACCCGACGCGAGGCTGCGATCTACCTATGTCTTTCCGAGGACACTCTCCGCCGCTGGGAATGCCAAGGGAAGGGCCCGGAGATGGTTCGGATCAGCCCACGAAAGGCCCTATACCCTTGGGCCTCTTTGCGGGCCTTCCTCAAGGCCAAACTCACCATTCCCGGCCAGGGTGCCGGGCCTCACACGGAGCGCCCATGAGCGCAGTTCCCACCACCACCGAACGCTTCCAGGCTTTCCGGGCCAACCACGGCCCCTTGGAATCGCCCCTTGCTGACCGTCTCTTGGGTGTGTTCTTCGAGCGGGCTATCTTCCGGTTTTATGAATATCCTCAACGCGACACCCTCCAGAAATTCGTATCCGACCGCATGAAGGAGCAGGCCCACGACATCCTGGCCGTCCTGGAGCTTGCCGCGGATTGGAGCGCCGACCCTATGGCCGCCGCTGGTCGCCAGCTCCGGACCGAACTGGATGCGAAGACCCAGGCCGATGCCGCCGCCTGGAAGGCCAAGGAATACGCCGAGCTGAAAGCCGCAATCCAGGCCAAGGCTGATTCCTTCGCCGCCAGCCTCACCGCCGCCGGGCCCGCCCCGAAGGCCCCAAAGACCATCGCGACCTCCCAGGCTTCCTCCCCTGGGGATAAGTAGGACGCGACAGGGCGGGGGAAGGATCTGGGATATCCTTCCCCCAAATTTTATTTTTACTCCCTTTACTCCCTTTTACCAGGCAACCATCATGCCCATTCCGAGATACCAACCAACCGCCGTCCTTCATATCAACAACAAGGACAGGACTGGATTTTTCGAACCGTTCTTGCTCGAAGCTA